GTTCTCGTTCCGCCGCTGGCTCTTTTTATTCTGGGCAAACCACTAGCTAAACCCCTATTAGATGTTTGTTGACTTTTTAGACTATGTAAAACTTCATAAGAGTCATCAGATAAATTTTCAGGAATAGCTTCTTTTAAATATATAGCACCAACTTTTCCGTTAGGAAATCTTACAGTAGTATCTTTAGTAACTAAAATGTTGTAATCGTTTTCAGTTAATATTTTTCCAACTTTTTGTTGCAGTTCTTCATCAGATATTTTTGACCTTAATCTTATATCAATCAACTCTGTCCTCCGTAATCTCTCCAACCGTTTTTATCAAGTAACTCATCATACCATTTTGCTTTAAAATTAATTACAATCTCGTCTACTATCTCTGCATATTCTGTTTGTGTGTATCTTCCTATGTCAATTTGTTTAATTATTTCTATTAGTTCTTTCATACTGTAATTATAACCAAATCAGCACGGACAACAACAGCCTAGACACATTAACCCCCTCTTAAAACGTCTTAAAACAGGGTGTTAAAACCCTATAAACGTTGACTTTTAAAAGATTCGCGGTAATTATAAAGTTTAAACAACCATTCCTCGAACCTTGCGTCACCCCATGTTGCAAACTTAATATCGAAATATTTCGGCTTGTTTTTGATTGGTTTGTTCTTAACATATTGTGGAAACCTTTTAATCAGATATTTACTATCAATTATTCTCGCTTCATCCCTGTCATAATTGTTATCGTTATGACCACCTTTACCAAAGTAATCATTCTTAAAGGCAACGCTTCTGTTAATAATTACTTTTTTATATTTATATAAATGTTCAAGGCTCCAAGAATAATCATCCATATCTAAAATGTTTTCATCAAATACAAAATCACTATCACGTTTCCAAATCATAGCTTTACCATGTACAAAACCACGATAAGACCACTTGTTACAGTTGAACATAGGATTTTCAGTAACAGCATATCCGCACAACTTAGCGCCAATATTTTCGGCTTCCATAATAGATTCAGTAACAGATTCCAGAAACCTTGCTTGTAATATTTCGGTAAACCATATTTTCATTTTTAATTGTGGGTCTTGGGTATAATCAACTACTTCTTGCTTTTCAAAACCACCACTCCAGCCATACATTTTACTTATGTCGTCATCAAGAAATAAACACCACTCATCTTGTTTTACAAATTTTTCTAAAGCGTTTTTTATTTGATTTTGCTTACCAGCTACACCGACCTTAGCTTCAGTAACATAAATAGTTGCTTCAGGATAATTTTTTATGTATTTTTTATATTCGGAATTATTATGAACTAATAAAATAACATTTAAGTTCTTAAGTTGTTTTAACCCTAAAGTTTTTACACCATCATACTTTGCATAAGTTGGTATAAATATTTTCATCTATTAAACCATGACTTGTTTTTTTTATACCGAGCTTCTAATGAAATTAATATAGCTTCAGTTGTGTTTATATTTTTATTTTGAGCAATAGCTAAAATCATTTTTTTAAACTCTTGATACTGCGTATCTAACAAAGCTATAGGAATATCGTTAAGTGCTTTTCCATTATTAGTAGAAACTTGTTTACTGCGTTGTTCTTTAATGTTTTCAATTTCCTCATCAGATAAAGCATATCCGCCCTCAAACTTTTCAAAGTCAGTAATATCAACTTCGTCAAATTCAGCAAGAACGTCATCAACATCATCAGCGTTAAAACCAGTACCTTTAAGTTCACCAGCTTCCTGCAAATCCCCTAGCATATTCGCAATAAGTGTACCGTCATAACTAGCAAGGTCACTAAGTCTATTATCTACTAAAACAATTTTACGCGCTTCTTTCTCGTCAACGTCAACATAAAAAACATCACAAGTTTTCCACTTCAACTGTTTCATAGCTAAGTAAGTATGATTGCCCGCAAGAATAACATTATCTTTGTTTACAACAAGTGGACGAAATTGTCCGTTCTCTTCTAAAGATTCAGCAATCAAATCAACGTTACCAATTCTAGGGTTGTTGTTATATTGCTTAAGAATAGATAACTTTACAGTTTTCATAATCCCAAATCATCATACATATACTTAACTGCATTATATGTAGCTTCTGTAAGATTACATTTCATTTCTTCAGCTAAAGCGTTTACCCATTTTTTATAGTTTGCAAATTGTTTATCATCCAAATACATAACAATATCGTGTACCGCTTCTTGTTTTGATTTTTCATTTACTACAGCTGGTTCAAATACTTCTTCAAATTCAGTATCGTGGTCATCAACACCTTTTAGAAGCTCATCAATATCTTCAGCTTTAAAACCTGTACCAATAAAATCTCCAGAGTCAACTAGCTCTTGCAACATTTTGTTAAGTAATTCGCTATCATATCCAGCAACATCATTAAGCCGATTATCAACAAGAACTATTTTTTTTGCTTTTACTTCATCAACATCTATGTAAGTAACTAAAACTTTTTCCCAGCCCAAAGATTTCATAGCTTGATAAGTGTGATTACCAGTTAAAATAATATTTCCGTTTACATTAACTGTAAGTGGTCTGTATTGACCGTGTTCAGTCAAACTTTCTGCAATCTTTTCAACATCACTAGTTCTTGGATTATCGGGATATTCATTAAGTATTTCTATATCAACTTCTTTAAATTCCATATTTCCTCCTACCAAACTTTATATTCGTAATATTCATTTGGTCTTTTATTATTTAGGTTCGCTATGTCTGATTCTAGTTTCTTTTGAACATAAATTGCTGGAAAATAAAAATAATGAGTAAAAGGACTATCAGTCATCATAGCGTCAAATATTCTCCACCTTTTTTTAGAATGCAACCAATCTAATATTTGCTGGGCAAACTGCCATGTTGGAATGTAGTAAGCATGTAAACACAAAACTCTAAACCTTTTTTTATCAACTATGTTTAAGCCATTAGGGAAATACTGTCTTTCTTTGAGTGCGCCTTTGTTTCTAGGAATGTTAACAAAAAAACCACCAAGCCATACAATAGAATCAGCTAAGTGTAAATCTTTAGGTATATCATTTATTTGTTCAGCGTCATCTTCACATATAATGACGTTATCAATTTTATTATCAACAATATGTTTAAGTAAAGATATATGACTAAGACTACACCCGACTTTACCCCTATGATGACGACCATGAATACCTCCAGTTATATTTTTAAAGGAAATCATATCGTGTATTAACCAATGGTCTTTAGGTAGTTCCATACCGTCAACACCAACCCAACGCGTCCAACCTTTCCAGTCTTCCATGCGTTCTATTCTTTTATCTAAATTAATAACAAACTTATTCATTACCCCAACAATGCTTAGAACTGTTCCAATGATACCACCCGTCATTATATACAAGCCAACTTGCAACGGCGGTAGAAGTTTCAGCGTCATACCTATCTTTTTTAATTTTTAGTTTAGGTTTTAACCATGCCCATGTGTCATCATTAAATTGCCACAAGCCAACATCACGAGTTCCATTTGTGTTAACTCCAACAACTTTTTCACGCCCAGAACTTTCACAATAAATAATGCGCATAGCTTTTTCAACATCTTCTTCTTTAAAGTATTTCTCAATCAGAGGTTGCCAATCAACGACAACATTAACTTGACGTTGCCCACGCATACAATTTATATACTGCGAAAAGTCCGCAGGAGTTTCAGTCGTTATTGCGCAAGTTAGTATGGAGCTTAACAGTAAGTGTATCATCTTCGCTTTCTAGTACTCTTATTATACCCTTAGGGAATGGAGAGTAACTAAAATTCTCACCGTTTTGCACAATGTAACGCACCTTAGTTCCGTCGTTCTCAATCGCTACAATATTACTCATAACCCTCTAATCATAAATCAATAATTAATATAATGCTACAAAACTCTTAAATTATCCCAGCCTGTCTTATTTACCGTAAAAGTTAATACACCTTGTTTAGTTCCGAACCCGCTACGTGCTGTAAATTCATGAGATTCATCAAGGCTAGGTGCCTGTATCCATGTACGCCCTTTTTGTTCTACAACTCTTAAGTGATGAAAATGTCCCGACACAAGAATAGAAGCACCACCAATAGGAAGCCAACCATACATTTGACCTTTCCAGAACTTCTCCATTTTAAGCCATGGGTCGCCGCCACCTGCAGTCATGTGACCATGCGTAAATCCAATATGATGACCTTTAACTTCAAGAACCATGTGAAAGTCTTCAGGTATAACAACCTTGACGTGTTCATAGCGTGGTCTACCTTTTATTATTTCGCCAACAATTTGCAGTTGCGCTGTATCACTGTTGTCTAATCTGTTAGTAGATACTTGACCTTTGCTGGTTCTGTTCTCCCCATGATTTCCGGGTACTCCACCGATTACAATATGAGGTGCCATACCAAGTAGACCGTCAAGAACTTCTAGTACCATTACCCTAGTTAAGTGTTCTTGTTCAGATTTAGTTAACTCAATATTAAAAGGTTGATGGTCATAAAATCCAAAACAGTTTTCAATCAAATCCCCTAATCCTATAATGTAAATCTCATCAATCGTACAAGTTTTATTTAGCTCTTTAATATTTTCTTTTGCTTTAAGAACAGCTTGCCTTATATGATTAACAGTATTAATACTGCCCCAGTCTTTTTTTCCAAGTTGCCAATCTGCTAAGAAAAAGAAATATGCTGTATCGCCTTTTGTTTTTTTAATTTTTATAGGTTTTTTATTCTTAATTTCTTTTTGTAGAGCCAAGAAGTAATCATCTTTTTCAGGGTGCTTACGTTTAATAATCGCTTTAAATGCAAACATTTGTTCAACTTTGCCACCTTTAAGTTGAGTATCCCAAGTGGAAAATTTAACTGTGTCTTCATCAATATAAAATTGTTCAGGGTCGAAACCCCAGTCAGCTAGTAATGATTGAAATTTAAAATTGTTATCAGCTGGTTGTACGTGAGTTATATCCCCTGTGTTAGAGGATTTATCGAAAGATACGCTGGGCTTCCAACCACTAGGAAAGTAATTGTTTCCTAATTCTTTATTGTGTTCTACGTCCTGTCGTTTTTTAATTATACCTTTAATGTCTTCTGGCATACGCAGATACTAATAGAACATTTGTGCTACGTTAATCTTTAAATAAATTAATTTGTATATTGACCTAAACCTGCAACTAAAACTGCTAAGACCGTAGTCCATGCTAAAAGTTCACTTCTCGATATTTTTTGATTAACCTTTTCATGCAAAGCGTCAATACGAACATTTTGCTCTTTTTGTCCCTCAAGTAAAAGAGCTAACATTTCTTTTTGTGTGTAACCGTTATCACTCATGATGTGCATGTCCATATTTATAATTACAAATGGTCACGTAAGTCCCCTTTGCATTTTTTGTAGTTTTGCATTTAATGTCCATGACCAGCTGCTTCTAAATAAGCTAATCGGGATTTTAAATCATTAAGTTCCCACATGTTATTGTTAACACTTTGTATTTGTGTTTCTACCCTAGTCAACGAATCATTAAGGTCTTGATACTCCCACTTTTCTAATAAGTAATATCTATCTAAATCAAAACCACCATCTCTAACTGTTTGCTCTAAGTTAAATAAGTTAGCTTGTAGTGTAGCCATTTCTTCATTAAACCTACCGACATTCTGCGCCGCCATCTCTAATGACTGTATTTTCTCATACAGTACAGCTATATCATTCTGTACATAAGTGCTATCTTTAAGAGTTACAAATTCATACTCAATGTTATTCATTCTCTCATCAATTCCTGTAAGAGTTATAAGTACAGCGTTAAGAGATTGAATACCTGCACCAACAGAACTCATTAGAGCTATGCCTGTAACAACTAAACCTAGATTATCTTTTAGTTTTTTAAACATTAATTACCACAACAACCATTACCACAACACTCGCTCATACTATCCTCCTATCTTCCAGATAATTTCTGTAATCTCTGAATCAATATTTTGTATAATATTTAACACATCAGAAAGTTTGCTATTAGAGTTTATAACTTCTACTTGTAGTGCAGTTACTTCTTGTTGCAAATCATTAACAGTTTTAAATAGCCATGCTACTAATCCTGCTAACCCACCTTGCAATATTTGATTTAAGTTAACTTGTGCTTTCACGTTAACCTTTGTTGTTAGGTGTCCATTCCTCTAAGCCATTTTGTATTGCAGTAACACCTGCAACTAGACCTGCAACAAGTGCGTTCTGTAAGACATCAACTTCTACCATACCAGTACCACTTGCAACGAGAACACCCATAAACGCTTGAATAAAAGTTCTTAGTGTTCTAATTCCAACTTTAGTAATCCAATCTTTCCAATCAGTCATATCTCTCCTATAAAATTTGTTTTCCATCTATCTTAGCATTTAAGTTAACAAGATTTCCGTTAATAGCTTGTAATTTTTCAAACACTTGCTTACCACTAATAAAATCATCAGAAGTTTTATTATCAATTTTTGTTGCATCTACTTTTGTTAAGTCAACTATTTCAATAGTAACTTTTTCATTATTCAATAAAGCAGAAGCAATCTTAGGATAGACACGCTTGTACGACTGCGTGGAGCTTCCTATGAAACCATCCTTTTGCACAATGTTGTTATTTTGTGAATCACCTAGCAATATACAACCTGAAGTATGCTCGTCTGTGTTCCCACAATGAATAAGAATATATTGAAAGTCTGGTACGTCTTGCAGTTCTAACATACCCTTGTGCATATCTCCAAATCTAGATGTGTACTTAGTGTGAAAACCACCAACAGTTCTAAATTTAATCTCGTATATACCTAGAGGTATTGCCGTTTCATGTTTCACTTTAACTTGACGTTGTTCATCTTCCAATGTGTAACAGACAAACTCATTATCTATATACAGAATCCCACTCGTACTATCAGCTTGTGAGCTAATACGATATAGCTTCAGTTTCATTATGCAGGTTTTGGATTATCAGCTTTAACTTGTGCAATATGTTCTGCCCAAAGAGTAGTTCCATTAACACCATCCCAATATTGCATATCAAGTTGGTCTTGTATAGAGTTGTAAGCTTCTTGTCTAGCAGTTTTATAACCATTTTCTTGGGTATCAAACTTACTATTAGCTAAATCAATAACTGCTTGGTCATATTCTGAATCTGTAAACTCTCTACGCTCATTATTTACTTGTGCGTACATTGGTTTAGCGTCCTCAATTTCTTGAGTTGCTACTACTGTTAGTTCTTCTAATGTTGCC